AATATGTTTTATATTTCACATTCACGTCACATTGTTTTGACAATTCAACATTGAAACTATGTGGCTGTCCATCGTATTTTACCGATTGGACTTTATCTGATGTTACATTAACAGCATTCGCTGATATTGACATATACAAATCACATTCACCTATTCTGTAACACGACTTATCCGCCGATGTAATTCGTACATATCCTCTGTTTGAACCACATTTTGTCATGCTCAAAACATCACTGCCGTTATCGTTGAAATAAATTTCAAATTCAACATCACTGTAATACATTCTGCCGTGATTGTATGCGGTTGGCCGTCATATAAAAATGAACGTTCTCCAGTCTGCTTGAAATTCAACGTTTTAGGTCTGACACTGATTGAAATATCTTTGGACAGTGTTTTTCCGTTGCTATCGGTCACTTGAACACCCCAATTATAGCCGCCTGTTTGCATTGGTGTTCCTGATATAGTTCCGTCTGATGTCATTGTGATACCGGGAATATTGGAACCCCAAGTTTGTTCCCAAGAGTACGGTGGACTTCCGCCCTGTGCAGTTAATTGCCCTCTGCATTCAGTCTTATATTCGCCCAAATACAAATTACTTGTCGTAATCTCAAAACGCTGTATTTGACGAATTTTATCACCATATTCTGAAAACGGTGTATCATCAGGAACATCAACACCACCGTCTATAATTGCCTGCCGTATTTCCTGTTTGACCGCATAACAAAATGTTATGCGGTTATATAAATTGATTAAATACTGCATAATTGGCGATTTTTCAGTCGGATATTTATATTGGGGTGCATATGTATCATTAGAATATAAATTTCGGATATTTTTAGCATAATCGGCATATCCACCAGTAACAGTACCACCCTTTTCAGCGATAGCCGCCCTAATATCCGCAAATGATGCCATCATTAATTTGAATTTTTCGCAAATCGTCATGATGTTTCCTCCGTCACACCATTTAATTCATCTAACATATCTGACATATTACCTAATTGTGTATTCATTATTTGCAGTGTACTGTCTAATGAATTAATATTGGATGATATGTCTGACATTGATTTTGAAATGGCTTTGAGGTGTTGTTCAGCAGTTTCCACATTGTCTTTTACCATTCCGGGAACGTCTGCCTTATCAGCATATCCCGGAATTTTAAATCCCTTTTCCGTTGTCGTTGCCATGTCAATCACCTCACATTACAGCTACTATATCACCGTTATCATCTTTTTGAATTAATCTGTGATATTCAAAATTGCCACAGTCTGAACTTGACGAAATTTCAGCAGAAAAAATATAATTGTCCGGTGGTTGTGGTCCTCTGCCAGACACTGTTGTGCCACATATCAACGATATATTGTTACTGTCATAGTTATAACATATATACATATAGCATTTATCTATTGATTGCAAAGGATATGTTGCAGTACCTGATACATCTTTTCTTGCGATATAATTCACTTTAGGTTTTACCACGATATTATAACCATCATGTCCCTGATCTATCGAATATTCCAAATCAATTTTTTTGGTTGAATTGATTTTTTGAATTGCTTTTTCCAATCCATCAAATTTTGTTTGAACATCATTATTTAATTTTGCCAATGTTATCGCACTATCTTTGATTTTTGTACCCGTAACTGAACTGTCAGCAAGTTTTTCTGATGTAACACAACCGTCCGGGTGGTCTAAAACATTTGCATTTTTATGTGCCATAAAATCGTCATACGACACTTCCGCAGCTAATGTTATATTTGCCTCAACGTTTGCAGCATTTGAAACAATAAAAGACATTTGAATATTTCGCACAATATATGTACTTCCGTCAAATGCCGGCATAGCACTCGCACCATCACCAAAATTAATATATGCGTACAATATTTCTCCCTCGTCAGGGTCCTTTGCGATAATACCTAATTCACGCATATAAAATGCGGTATCACCGTTTTTTATTTTCACACGCACTGAAACAGTTCCGTCCTTTTCAACCACTGCTTTCGTCAAATCAACAGTAGCTGATGTTGCGGTTGTTCCTGTTTGGTGTGATGGTACTTCGTGAACCATTTCTGTCAAATCAGCGACATCTTGCCCGTCTTGCATAAATCCGTCACCGATTGCCGCTCTCACAAAATACATTGTTGCTCCCGATTGTACTTTTGCCAACAGTCGCAAACCTTTCGCCGTTAATTTTACGGTATCTATTGTCGGTATATTAGCCATGTTAATTAATCCTCCTTATATAGTAACTCTGCAAATGTTTTGTCCTTTATCTGCTCATTTGTAATGTTTTTAATATCGTCATATGTATTATATCTTTGTGCCGGATATTTTCTTCCTTGCTCAACGTCCGAAATATATACGCCAATATTAGCTACTGAATATGCAATAGCATTTTCAGATGTAGTATCAGCTTTGACGGTAACATCTTCACAAATATATGTAATGACACCTGCACTGTACAAATCAGAAGTAGGTAAATCTTTTGATATATTTATTACCTCCAACTTTGACCGTGCATTTTTTATCTTTCGCAACATTGAGAAAAAATAGTTGAAATCATTCATTTCAGATTTACTCAACTCACTGTCCATATTGATTTTAAAACAATACGGATTTCCGCCGTATTCGTACCATTCTTGAATATTTCCGTTTTTAAATGCGGCGGCAATTAACTTATCAACAGCTGATGTTGTTCCCGTTCGACTGTTATATATATCGCTCACCGCAATTAATTCACGTTTTTGTTCAATGCTCATACCGTTTTCATAAAACGGACAATCAATTTCCGCCGCCATTGAATTTAATAACATATCACTTGCCGTTTTTATATCCGCCCAAAATACAACAGATTGCAGAGTATCATATAAATATCTTGTCATTTCACCAAATGCTTTTGACAATGCGATATTTTTCGGTGTTTTCATTGTGTATGGTAGCAAATCACTTATTGTAACATCTCTTACATTTATCATTTTTTATTCCTCGTCCTGTACGATTTTAACGTTCTTAGCCTTTATGGTAATTGTTCCGTTGATATAATTTATATAACTGTCATTATCAAATCTAATTGAAAAATCATTATTTTTTTGAATTATAGATACATTTCCAATCTTCTTTGCATATTTTTCAGTTGAAAATGGTTTTTGACTGTTGGAATATATTTTCCCCAAGCAAATTCCGTTATCATTTTCGTCTAAAATAACCGCAACAAAATCGCCAATATCCGGCATATTATATTCAAATGCAAGTAGTGGCAACCACGAAGATACTACATCACTTTCTTGCGGAAATGTCACCTTGACCTTTCCGTTTTGTTTATCAATACTTGATATTTTTCCTGTATAATATCCGTTCATGGTTGCCACCTCTTTCATTTAGAATTGTTTTCTTCGTCTGTCCCGTTCATATTCTTCCATCATTGAACAGAACTCTGAAAATGTCATTCGTACTCCTTGCATAACAGTTTCTTTATCGCCGTTGCCGCTAATTTCAATATGTGGTGAAAAAATTATCTGTCTACCGTCATCTGATGAATTATTTCCGCCGCCGTCAGATTTACTTTCACCCATATATGCCTTAACACGTTCAACCGCCTGTGAGAATAAACCGTTTTCACTGTAATTCTCTGCCTCGTCAGCCGTAAGCACACGCTCATCTTTATGCAATTCTGCAATATATCCGTCAAACGGAACTCTATCCAAGCCGTTGCGGTGTGAACCGTCAATAAATGATTTACTTTCCGCCGCCGTATATATTCTTGCACCTTTCGGTACGTTGGCAAGTACATTCTCACCCTCGTACCAATATCGCATACCTCTGTATTCAATAACTTCTCTCGGGTCATTAACCATTTGGTCGTTGACATACGTCAAACCGCCTCGCCAACTGTTTGCACCTCTCGCACTGTGTCCCGGCGGTGTTCCAGTCGTTTTATACTTCGTCACAATCGTTGTAGTTGCCTTTTTGCCGTCCAGAGCAGATAGTTTTTGCGATACACTGTTTATTGTTGAACTTGCATTATCAGTTGCCGATAATGTCGGTTTAACTTGCATTGCACCAAACGTATTCGCCAAATTCTGTACATTCTGAATTGTTGGCGTTGCATTATCATTTGCACCTAACGTTACTTGCCCGGTCTTAGAGTCGACCGTTGCAAGTTTTTGTTGTGCATTATCAAGTACATCAATATTACCGCTTGCGTTTACCTGTAACGACACCGCTCCGATAGCACTTAGCGTTTCCGCATCATTCGTTGCCTTATTAATAACCGATAAATCACCGTTTGCATTTACAGAAACATTTACATTTCCCTGTGACTGCAAACTTGCAATTTGATTTTCCGCCTCTTGAATAACTTGAAAATTACCGTTTGCATCTATCGAAATAGATTTATTTTCCGGTATTAGACTCATAGCGTGTGCCATATCCGTTAGTTTGGCTGCAACACCGTTATTATCCAATCCGTCAAATAGTCCCTGTACGTCACCGATAGACTTCATATTATTTATAACGGCTAATACTGCATCATTTCCGTTGGCTGTTGCCTGTGATACATTTTCAAAACCGTTTTGAATTAATGCAGCACCTTGAACAGCACTTTCAGCAGTGTCACCTATTGCGGTTTTATAATTTAGAAAATTCTGTGCCATTTCCGCGGTTTTGCCCTCACCAACTGCCTTTTCAAAGTCGGTATAACCTGCTTTTGCAGCAGCAAATTGAGTTGCTAATTTATCTGTATTTGCTCCTGCATCAACCATTGATTGTCCTAATGATTGAATTTGCGAAATGTCTGCATCTATATTGGCAAGATTTCCGGCATTCGTATCACTCGCTAAAACTGAATTTAATGCGTTACCTGCTTTTAACGTACTGTCCTCATATTCCTTTATCTGTGCTTGTGCATTTGCTAAATCTGTTTCTGCTCGGGTCACTGCGAAATGAGCATTTTCAGAAAAGTCTTGCAAATTGTTAATCAATTCGCTTGCTGTCGTATTGCTGTCGGTTGCACTTTTTCCATAAGTTATAGCATATCCTTGTGCATTAGCCTCCGCTCTAATTTGTTGCATTTCTGCTGCATATTGTTCTGCTGTAATAAGTCCGGCCTGCTCTCTGCTTTGTGTACTTTTTGCATGTGCATATAAACTTGACAGTTCAAGTTGCCGATTGGTTTGATTAGTAACGTCATTTTCCAATGTTGGTATACTATTTTTGCCATTTTTATAATCACCTGCAATTTCGAATGCTTTGTCCATATATTCAGATGCAGAACTTACGAAATCTGCTCTGCTTGCTTCTTGTGCCAACTCTACTGCTTTTTCAAGTTGTGTTGTGTCACAATTAATCTTAAGATTATATTCTTGCTCAATCATTTCCGCAATTTCCTGCAAACGTGATTTTGCATTTTCTACATCTTGCGTTGAACTTTCGGGATTGCTTATAACTTCTCTTAGTTGAGGAACTTCCGCCGCTATGTCGTTATATTTTACAAGTGCATTAGATGCTTTTTCTATGCCGTCTGCCGCCTCATTCATACCGTTTGCATAATTCCTTTTATGCTCATATATTGCGTTTACTGCTGCTGCAAATCCAACGATTGCCGCCGCCGCTAATGTTGCAGGTCCAACGGCTGCCGCAAACGAACCTGCAATACCTGTTATAACTCCCGACACAGTACCTCCGGCAGTTGAAATTCCCGTAAGTGAACCGATAACACCGCTCAAGGTTTTTGCAAGTCCAACCTTTGAACTGATTTGAGATAATCCCTTAAACAACGTTATAATATCATTGATACCTCTAATTGTTCCGCTTGCGATTTTAAAACCCACAAACGCTTTGGCAATATTTTTTATTGTTAAAATAATATTATCAGCATTATCAATAACGTAATCTAATACTTTAGATGCCGCAGGTATGATTTTCTCTAATGAATTTATGATAATATTTTGAATATCGGGTATTTTCGCCGTTAAATTCTCAACTGAATTTTTCAGTATTGGAGCGATTGACTCACCTATTGATATTTTCATATCATCATATGCACTGTTTAATGTTGCTAACGAACCTTCAAGCGTATCAGTTTTTATACCGTATAGCTTGTCTAATGCTCCGTCACAATCTTTAAAGGCATTTACAAGTGAGTATACTTCTTTTTGCCCGTCTGCCGTATCTGTGGTAAAACCTTGCATAATTTTAG